TCAGTCAGTTGCTTCGGCTAATAGAAGTGTAAAACCAGGACGCAGAACTGTGAGACTCACATCATCACAGGTAGCAATAGCTAAAAAATTAGGTGTGCCACTCGAAGAGTATGCAAAACAATTAAAACTCACGGAAGGAGCATAAGCATATGAAAAAAGAAAAAGAAAATAAAGTAACTTCTCGTGCGAGTTCAGAAAGGTCTAAAACTGAAAGACCTAAAGTATGGGCTCCTCCATCTTCTCTAGATGCACCGCCTGCGCCGGATGGATTCCGACACAGATGGATACGGTCAGAGAGTTTAGGATTTCACGATTCTAAAAATATCTCTGGAAGATTAAGATCTGGATATGAATTGGTTAGAGCCGATGAATATAAAGATTCTGATTATCCCGTAGTCACTGATGGTAAATACGCAGGAGTCATTGGGGTCGGTGGCCTTTTGCTCGCAAGGGTACCTGAAGAAATCGCGCAATCTCGAACTGAATACTTCAAAAAACAATCTGAAGGTCAGGAAGAAGCAATTGAAAACGATTTAATGAGGGAAGAGCATAAGAGTATGCCAATCAACGTTGATAGGCAGTCTCGCACAACCTTCGGTGGTACAAAGAAAAGTTAATTTTCTTAACCTATCCGATTTAAATCAACCGTGACTGGAGGTCCGCAAGGACAGGTCACATAAGGAGTAATAACATGGCTAATAGAAACAGCGCCGGTTTTGGTTTTAGACAATCTGGAACGTTAGGTAACACACCTGCGAACCAAGGTCTTTCTCAATACTGGATTGATTCTGCAGCAACAGTTGATCTTTTTAACGGCATGGCGATGAAATCGACAGGCGGTTATATGATTACTGGTGAAAGCGCCGATACCGTTACAACGGTCGGTGTTCTGTACGGAATCTACTATAATGCAGCTTCTACTAATAAACCCACTTGGGCGCATTGGTATGACGCAACAATTACTCCAGCAAACAGTGAAGACACACAAGCGTTTGTTAATGATTATCCTTTCCAAAAATATACAATTGCATCAGATGCAGCAGTAGGAGCGAATGTTCCTGCGGCTCATGTATTGTTTATGGAAACATATTCCGTAACTGCTAATACAGGCGGAAATACGACAACAGGTAAATCAACAACAACTCTTGACATCGGCGCAACGAATGCAACAACACACTCTTGGAGATTATTAAGAAGTGCTGAGGAAGTTGAAAACAACGACCTTACAGCAGCTTATTGTTCTCTAGAAGTTGTTCATAACTTGTCCGAATTTGTCGGAACTGGAACATAGGAGCATAATAACATGGCAATATCACGAGCACAGCTAGTGAAAGAACTAGAACCAGGTTTGAATGCACTATTCGGCCTGGAGTACAAACGGTATGAAAATCAGCACGCTGAAATTTATACAACAGAATCATCTGACAGAGCTTTTGAAGAAGAAGTAATGTTAAGTGGTTTTGCAAACGCAAACGTTAAAGTGGAAGGATCAGGCGTATCATACGATGAAGCGCAAGAAACTTACACTGCACGTTACACACACGACACTATTGCTTTAGCATTCTCAATAACTGAAGAAGCTATTGAAGACAATTTGTATGACAGACTTGCGTCTAGATATACAAAAGCTTTAGCAAGATCTATGTCTAATGCGAAACAAGTAAAAGCAGTAACACCTTTGATTCAAGGTCTTCCTTCAACGGATAATTTTGATTCTGGTGATGCTGTATCTTTGTTCTCAACTAATCACCCAACGGTTAGTGGAACTAAAGTTAAAAATACTTTAACAACGCAAGCAGACTTAAACGAAACATCATTAGAGCAAGCATTGATTGACATTGCTGGCATGACTGATGAGCGTGGAATAAGAGTCGCAGCAAGAGGAATAAAAGCAATTGTTCCTTCAGCTAATCAGTTCAACATTGAGAGATTGATGAAATCTCCAGGTAGAACTGGAACAGCAGATAATGATATCAACGCTGTAGCATCAATGGGAATGGTTCCTCAAGGTTATAGAGTGAACAATTTCTTAACTGATACAGACAGTTGGTACATCATTACTGATATCCCTAACGGTATGAAAATGTTCCAAAGAGCAGCTTTAAAAACTGCTATGGAAGGTGATTTCGATACTGGCAACGTTAGATACAAAGCTAGAGAAAGATACTCATTTGGAGTATCTGACTATAGAGGTATCTTCGGTGTAGAGGGTGCGTAATCCAACATAAATTTGTGGCGGGACATAGTTCCGCCACATTTTACAAATAAGGTAAGAAATGCTTAAAAAATTCCTAGTACAAATATGGGCTTACGATTATCACGCTAAATTTGAAGTTTTAGCGGAGGATAATCCTGAATCTATTGAACAATCTATCCTTGACAAATTAGGAGATAAGAGTATAAAGTGGGAATCAGCGGGAATGTTTAAAGACATGCCCCGTAGAATAACCTATGAGGAGGTTAGTAATGACCGAAGACCTGTACAAACAAAAGAGGTCCTTGGAGTTAGGGTGGCAGTATGAGTATAATCAACACGGAAAATATACTCTTAATATGGTCGAAATTGATGAGAAAATCAAAAGTATCATCACTCAGATTAAAGCTGAAGAGTTTAAAATTGCTGATAGAGAAAATAAAATTAGTGATTCTGCTGCCGAAGTTTCTGTGGCAACTTAAATAAACGCCACATCGCTGAAATCGTACTTTTATGCAGGGATCTCTTGCACTCTATTAAAAAATAACATATAAATTTATCACTATACAATTAATTTAGAACATAGACGCGTGTAGTCGACGGCCTAGAGACTATGTTCAGAAACTAGGAGGATTTAATTATGGCAACAACAACGTTTAATGGAACAGTACGTTCCGATGGCGATATAAAAGCAACAACTAAGAACACTACTACAGGAGCATTTGTAGATTACGCTGTTATAAAAGCAGCGGGTGGTATGGAAATAGAAAAAGTTGCAAGCACTGGAAACAACATTGTAGCAGCAGGTACTTCAACAGGTACTAACAATGGAAGTTTAGGTACAGCAGCAACTATTTTCAAAGTCACACCTAATGATCATGGCACAGGAATTGCTGATGATGCAATTAGCACATTTGTTAATAAAGTTGGTGGTCTTATCTACACTACTATTCTAATCGATCTACATGGTGGATTAGCTTCTGGTGGTACTGCAAATGATATTATTGGTACTGATGGTGGAACAGCTAACGCTTACATCGCAGAACTAACAACTGGAGTTAATGGTATTCCATTTGAAATAGAGTTTGCATGTTTAGAAGTACCAACAGGTGGAGATCCAGATATTAATCTAGATTGTTCAGCTACAGGAACTGATGCAGAAAATGCAGCGGTATCTAGTGGAACAAATTTACTTAATAATGGTGACTTAACTTTAGGTATGTATGTTTCTGCTGATGGTGGATCAACACTTGCAGCATTATCTAAAAAATATCTTTACTTGACTACTGGAGATGCTACTGAAGCAGCTTACACAGCAGGTAAAATAGTTATTAAAATCACTGGCGCAGCTTTTGATTACAATAACGGTTAATAAATAAAACATGATGGGGCTTCGGCCCCATCTAGTAATCTTAATTAAGGAGGGATTATGGCAGATGTAGTAACAGGACCAACTATCTTACAACAAAATGATGCAAGAGTGGTTATCAAAATAGTAAATCAATCAGACGGAAATGGTGGAACAACTGTATTTGGTGACGTTTCGGCAATGGCAACAAACGAGAATGGAGCATCTTGTCTTCACTTAGTATTACAAAGAATATGGTTTTCATGTCAAGGTGGTGATGGTGGAGATTCATACGCACGTTTAGACGAAGAAGACGATGATGGCGATATTCCAATTATAGGCTTAACAGGAACAGGTTATTGGGATTTTAGAGAATTTGGTGGAATGAAAACTGACAAATCAGCAAATACCAATGAAAGTGATGTTAACTTAGTTGTTCCAGGCACAGCTGATGCCGCGAACATGTATACAATTGTAGCAGAATTTAAGAAGCTGTATTAGGAGGTAGCGCATGGCGAATACTACTTCTGGAACAGTCACTTTTGACAAAACGTTTTCTGTTGATGAAATTATTGCAGAAGCTTATGAACGTATAGGTTCACAAGTAACTTCTGGTTATCAATTAAAATCAGCAAGAAGATCTTTAAATGTTCTTTTTCAAGAATGGGGTAATAGAGGTTTGCACTACTGGGAAGTAGCTGAAACTAATATTGATGTTATCGAAGGACAAGCTGAATATACTTTTTACAGAGCATCAGGTGATGGAACAAGTTCAGTAACAACTGCTCCAGCAAGCGTTTATGGTGTAGCAGATATTCTTGAAGCAACACTTAGATCTGATAGAACAGCAACAGGTCAATCTGATTCTTCTCTTACAAAAATAGCTAGATCTGCTTATTCAGCATTATCAAGCAAACTTTCTAAAGGAACACCATCACAATATTTTGTTCAACGATTCGTGGACAAAACAACTTTAACCGTTTACCCAACATCAGATTCATCTAATGCATCTAAAGATATTCATATTTATTATGTAAAAAGACTTCAAGATGCAGATGCAACTTACACAGATGCAACAAATATTCCATACAGATTTGTACCTTGTATGGTTTCAGGACTTGCATTTTATTTAGCACAAAAATTTAACCCACAATTAGTACAACAAATGAAATTGTTGTATGAAGACGAGTTAGCAAGAGCGTTAGCAGAAGATGGTTCTTCAGCTAGTACTTATATAACTCCGAAGAATTACTACCCGAATATATAATGGCATACGCAAGAGGAAAATACGCACAGGCAATATCAGACCGATCAGGAATGGCTTTTCCATATAATGAAATGGTTAGAGAATGGAATGGTATGTTTGTTCATAAATCTGAATTTGAAAATAAACAACCTCAATTAGAGCCAAGACCTCATGGTGGAGATGCACAAGGATTACAAAATATAAGATCAGATAGAACAGAAAATGCTGTAGCACAATTATTACCACATGATCCGTTTACCACGTACGCGGCTTCATCAGGCATTATAAATGTGTATGCGCCAAATCATGGACTGACAAATGGATCAACGTACAGATTTAGAGGTGCACCAACAGTTTCAAGTGGTTCTGCAGGATATGGTGATCCAGTCAGCTTTGATGGTATAGCAGGATCAAATATTGCATATGCTTCAGGTTATGCTATTACTACAGGTAAGTATGTTAGCGGCAGTAGAGATACGGATCAAACAGACAATTGGTTTTATTTTACAGTTAACACAAACACTGCAACAGCAGGTAGCGTGAAAGGAGGAGGGTTTCCAGTCTCAGTTGGACCAGTGACCCTTAGTGCATAATGGCAGGATTTACATATTCAACACTTACAACAGCAATTCAGAATTATACTGAAGTTGGAACAGGCGTACTTTCAAGTACAATTACTGATCAATTTATAGATAATTCAGAACTTAGAATTCAAAGAGATATTCCAATTGATGCAGATCGAAAAGAAGTTTTAGGCAATTTGGTCGCTTCAAAAGACAATGTTTATGCTCCTGCGGGAACTTTATTTGTTAGAGGAATTCAAGTTTATACTTCAACGACTGCTGCAACTGGAGCTAATAGCTTTTTAGAAAAGAAAGATATTAGTTTTTTAAGAGAATATGATGCAGCTGAAACGACTACTGGCACACCAAAATATTATGCTATGTCAGGAGGAGCGACAGGAGCTGGAGCAACTTCTTCAGGAAGAATAACAATTGTGCCCACTCCAAGTTCAGCTTTTATGTATAAACTACATTACAATGCTAGACCGCTAGGATTGAGTTCAGCAAATACGACAACTTATTTAAGTCTTAATTTTGGCAATGGACTTTTATATGCCTGCCTTGTGGAAGCATTTAGCTATTTAAAAGGTCCAATGGATATGCTACAATTATACGAACAAAAATATCAAACCGAAGTACAAAAATTCGGTGGGGAACAAATAGGAAGACGAAGACGAGACGATTATACGGATGGTGAACCACGTATACCCGTTCAGTCTCCGACACCGTAAGGAGAAAAATATGCCAGGAAAAGAAATCAAAGGAAGAAGTAAAAGAGCTAACTACCGTCATGGTGGTAGAACCGGATATAAACATTCTGGTTTAGTTGGTAAAATAATAGGAGCCAAAAAAGGTTGGGACAGGGCCGATATATCTATGGCTGAAGCTGCACATGAATTGGCTAAACGAGGAAAAAAACAAAAAACATTTATTGTTGATGGTCATAGAATTCTTGATACTCCACGAAATAGAAAAAGATGGGGGAAAGATTAAATAATGGCAACACTAACAACTAAAGTAATCGAAGAAATCACACTTAACAATAACAGTTACAACAGCGAAAGATCTTTGGATATTTCAAGTGTTAATGAAATTGTTAAAAGAATAGTAACCATTTCAACTACTGAAACAGGGTTGTTAGGTTTTGCTACAGCTTCTTCAACAGATTTATCAAAAAGTTATTTAGCAGGTCAGTTTGACGAAGATGATGTTAGATATATTAGAATTACAAATTTAGATTCAACGAATCATCTTACATTAACATTTAGAGATGAAGACAGTACAGAGTTTTGTATGAAGGTGGATGCTGGCCACTCGTTTATTTATCCTGGTGATAATAGTGGTGGAGTTAAAGATACTATGCATGCAGCTGGTTCTGCAATTACAGTATCATTAAACGATTTAGTCGATATCACAGCACTTGCTGATACAGATTCTTGTGATGTTGAGGTATTTGTAGGGAGCGCTTAATGGCATCGAGTTATACGGTACTTGGTACAGAAAAGATGACAACCGGCGAGAACGCCGGTAACTGGGGAACAAAAACTAATACCAATTTAGTAATTTTAGAACAAGCTCTTGGTGGCTATCTTGCAAAATCCATAGCGGGTGGAGTACAAACAACCACGTTAGCTATTACTGATGGGGATTCGACAGCATCAACTTCTGAAGCTCGTCATCATGTTATTAAATTAACAGGAACCATTACAGGAAATCAAACAGTAACTGTTCCCGCTGACATAGTAAAATCATACATTGTTTCAAATGCAACATCGGGAGCTTATACTGTTTTATTTAAAGCGGCTTCAGCATCCGGATTTACTTTTGCTGCAACCAATAAAGGTACACAACTTTTATTTGCTGATGGAACTAATATCGTTGATACGGGTATTGGATCTGTTGCTACATACGATTTAGACGGCGGTGAGTTAACTCTTGACGCTGATTCAGATACAAGCATTACAGCAAGTACAGATGACCAGATAGATTTCGAAATTGCAGGCGCTGATGATTTCACAATGACAGCGAATGCTTTCAATGTATTAACAGGATCTCATGCAACTTTTGCTGACAGTGCTAATGCTAAATTTGGTACTGGCAATGATATGTTGGTTTACCATGATGGATCAAATTCTTATATTACCAATGCTACTGGAGCTTTAAAATTAGCAACTGAAACTTCAGGTATTGCATTAACAATAGGTCACACTACTTCGGAAACAACGATTGCAGATAATCTTACAACAACTGGTGATACATCAGTTGGTGGAACTTTAGGTGTTACAGGTGTAGCAACTTTTGCAACTCACGTTGCTTTAGGTGATAGTGATATTCTAAAATTAGGTGCTGCTCCAGACATGCAGCTATATCACGATGGTACAAATTCTTATATTACAAATGCTACTGGAGCTTTAAAAATTGCAACAGAAACTTCAGGTATCGCAGTTACAATAGGGCATTCAACATCAGAAGTAACAGTCGCAGATAATCTTACAGTTACAGGAACTTTAACTTTAGGTTCAGGTGCAGAATTAACCGAAGCAGAATTAGAATTTTTAGATGGTATTACTGCAGGTACTGCAGCAGCAAGTAAAGCAATGGTTTTAGATTCTAGTGCAGATATTACTGGTGGTAGAAATCTAACCATTTCTGGTGAATTAGATGCAGCAACTTTAGATATATCAGGCAATGCAGATATAGACGGAACTACAAACTTAGACGCAGTAGATATTGATGGTGCTGTGCAATTAGATTCAACACTTACAGTTGGTGTTAATGATACAGGTTATGATGTAAAATTCTTTGGAGCAACTTCTGGAGCATACATGCTTTGGGACGAATCTACAGACGATTTAGTATTAGCAGGTGCATCAAAATTATATTTATATGATGCAGCAGGTGGTGAATATCTTTCATCTTCAGGTTCAGCTTTAACTTTATCTTCTGGAGGCACAGCATGGGAATTACCAGCAGCTGATGGATCGGATGGTCAATTATTAAAAACAGATGGTTCAGGAAATTTAGATTGGACTACAGTATCAGGAACAATTACAGCTTTAAATAATCAAGCTGCTAATCGATTAACATCAATTGGTTCTACAACAACAGAACTAGATGGTGAAGCAAATTTAACTTTCACAGGTTCAGCATTAACTTGTATAGGGACAGTAACCGTTGGTGTTGATAATACAGGACACGATGTCAAATATTTTGGTGCAACATCAGGAAACTATTGGTTATGGGATGAATCAGCCGATGGCGTTGTTCAAATTGGAACATTAACGGTTGGCGTTGATGATGCAGGACATGATGTAAAATTCTTTGGAAATGCAGCAAGTGCTTTTATGTTATGGGACGCATCAACAGACGATTTAGTCTTAGGAGGTGCAGCAAAATTATATTTATATGATGCAGCCGGTGGTGAACATATTTCTTCTGACGGAACAGATTTAACGATAGCATCAGGAGCGGCTCTTAATCTTACAGCGACTACTGATGTAGTTATTCCAGCAAACGTTGGTATAACTTTTGGTAGTGGTGAAAAAATTGAAGGTGATAGTACCGATTTAACAATCACTTCAGGAGCTAAAATTAATTTAACAGCAACCTCTGATGTTGTTATTCCAGCAAACGTTGGAATTACATTTGGTACAGGAGAAAAAATTGAAGGAGATAGCACAGATTTAACGATTACTTCAGGAGCAGATATTGCATTAACAGCAACGGCTGATGTAAATTTACCTAATAATGTTGGATTAGTATTTGGAGATGATGGTGAAAAAATTGAAGGTGACGGAACTGATTTAACTATTTCTTCTTCTGCAGTTGCAACTATTGATGCTGGTACAGATATTGTTTTAGACGCCGATGGCGCTGATATCTTTTTAAAAGATGGTGGAACATTATTTGGAACATTTACAAATACAGGCACACAATTAGTTATTAAATCAAGTTCTTCTGGAACAACAGCTTTAACTTTTAGTGGTGCAAACGCTACCTTTGCAGGAACGTTAGCAACCGCTGCAGGTGGATTTAATATAGCTGGTTTAGATATAGATGGTGCGACCGATATTGGTGCAGACATCGTAGATGCAGATTTATTTTTAATTGATGATGGAGCAGGTGGAACTAATAGAAAAACGACTGCTGCTAGAGTTAAAACCTATATTGGTGGTGGAACTTCTTGGCAAGCTGTTAAAACAGGAGCTTTTACAGCTGTTGCAGGAGAAGGATATTTTGTTAACACAACTTCATCAGCATTTACAGCAACACTTCCTGCAGGAACAATTGGAGATGAAATTTCATTTATTGATTATGCAGGCACATTTGATTCATATAATCTTACAGTTGACCAAGATGGTTCAGAAAAAATTCATGGATCAACAGATGCTTTAACAGTAGCAACAGAAAGAGCTGCCTTTACATTGGTATTTACAGATAGTACTCAAGGCTGGCTATTAAAGGATAAATAGTCCATGGCAACTTATAAAGCACTTAGAGGAGTCACTATTCAAACAGTGGATGGTGATCCTGGTACTATTCAATTCGGAGAAATGTGGTAT